CCACCACACCAACGCCAACGACCCAACTGCCGACGAGAAGGCAGCTCTGGCAGGCACATCCGGCGCGCCCAGCGGCACGAACAAGTATGTCACGAATGCTGACTCGCGGAATAGCGACGCCCGCACGCCGACGGCGCACGGCGCCGCCCAGCACACAGGCAAGATCGGCGAGCGCCAGATTCGCATCCTCATCCCCCTGAAGAACCCGCTGGCCGTGGGCACGGGGCGGGCCGTCGTCGATTACGAACACAAACTCCTCGGTTCCGTCACCACGCGCATCCGCTCCTGGTACGTCCGTGCAGCCTCCAACATCACGGGCGACACCGTGTTCAAGCTGTACCGGAACGGAGCGGCCATCACGGGGGCGCAGGTGACGGTCAGCAGCGGGACCAGGGAGAGTGCCGTGGATGCCTTCGATTCCGAGGTGACGCTGGCCGATGGCGATTACCTGGACGTGGAAGAGGTCTCCGGCA